TTATTTGCCCCTTCCAAGCTCGTCCTGAGCACGATCACCACCACCCAACGAATCAAACGATCCTTCGCACGCCAGCCCTCTTACTCGGCTTTCGTCGGCGACTCCAGCATAGAGTTGAGCGAGCGCTCCAAGCCGGCCGAGCAGCTCGGTACGCACTCGGGAATCGGCTTCTGCTGCCTGGCTGAGCTGGGAAGTGATGGTATTGCCGGCGTCACGGCTGCGCTGTTCAGCTGCTTTGATGCGCAACTTGAGCCGCTCAAGAGCAGCACCAGCGCCAGCAGCATCAGCCCGTGCAGCTTCCAGTTGTTGTTCCGCATCTCTCTGTACCTCTTCGCTCGCCGCGATGCGGCGCTTAGTTTCCTGCAGAGCGGCCAGCGTTGCCTTGCGGTCACGCTCGCTGACCTCGGTTTTGTAGTCGGCCAGAGCCGATACAGCGCCAGCAGCCTGCACCTGTGCGCCAGCAACGCGCAGCTGCTGCACACCAGCCACAGCAACCAGTGCCAAGGCCCACCACGCCCAGGACGGGACCAGCTTTAGCCAGGCGGTCATCACGGCACGTCCTTGAAGAAGATGTGCCGGCCGATCTTGCAGGTGCGAGTTGCGGCCTTCGCCCATGGCGGCGGGGCTTTCATGGTGGTCGAGTAGTAGTGCGTGGCCTTGCCGGTCGGGTCAGGCTGATGGGCATCGATCACAGCAAGCGCTGCCTCACGGCACTGGATGAGCTGAGCTGCCGGGATCTGCTTCTCGCCACGCAGGTAGGCTGAGTTCGGATCGTTGCGGTTCCAGCAGCTGAACTGCCAGGGCGCTTTGCAGACGCCGGTATAGCCTTCGCCCCACCAGTCAGGCTTGCCGTCATTGTGCAGGTCAGTCTCAACACGGTTGCGAATACACCAGCCCACGGCAATCTGTCCGGCCAGGCCTTCGCCGCGGGCTTCACCCCATATCGTGCGGGCGAGCACATCAATGTCGCTTTCACGCTGACTCATACTTTTCTCCGGGCAACAAAAAGCCCGCGCTGGGCGGGCATGGTCTAGGCTGTGAATTGCGCACAAAGCGCACCCACATACCTACGCAAGGATGCTACCTATGGGACTGATCATCGCCCGCCGTATTGACGAAGAGTTCGTGCTGTTTGCTTCTGAGGATGCCAACCCTGAAAGGCTCGCCGAGCAGTTGAAGGAAGGCATCACCATACGCATGCACAACCTCGATAGAGGCAAGGCCTGGCTCGACATCAGCGCACCGGATGAAATCACCATTCTTCGCAGCGAGCTGATCAAGCCCTGATCAAACGGTCGGTGCAACCGTCTTGTAAGAACGAAGACCTCGCGCTTAAAGGCTGGTCATTACGCGGTTTCCAGTGCCAGAGTTCGCTACGGCGACGAATTTAGAAAGCGCTGGTGACCACGCCACAGACCGCCACGCGTTATCTACTGGTGTGCTGCGGAGCGTCCAGTTGATACCGTCCGGGCTGGTCATCGCCCGCTGAGACGTACCAGCAAGCGCGGTGGCAACCAGCAGCCCACGCTCTCCTGACCAACAGACATTGAACCAGCCCTTATCGCCAGGAGTAGATCGCACAGTCCAGCTGATCCCGTCTGTGCTTGTCGCGACTCTCGATGCAGCTGCACCCGAGTATGCAACCGCGACGAACATCCCGATCTCGGCGGCCCATGTGTGCGCGTAAAAGTCACGCGCAGGTACTGTTCGCGCGGTCCAGTTGATACCGTCCGGGCTGGTCATGCTGGTCGAGCCCGCCGAGGTTATAGCGAGGAAAATACCAAGGGCTGAGGCCCACGACACCGAGCCGTATAACACGCCCGAAGGTGTAGACCGCATTGTCCAGTTTACCCCGTCAGTGCTTGTTGCCACTCTCTGGTTAGTGACAACAGCGGCGTCGCAAACCGCTACAAAGATACCCAGCTCCGGCGACCAGCACACATCGCGCCATAAGTTAGAGTTCGCGGTAATAGACCGGAGCGTCCAGTTGATACCGTCCGGGCTGGTCATCGCCCGACTACCTGCACCACTACTCGCTACTGCGACAAAGATCCCAAGGCCAGCAGACCAGCAGACCGCGCTCCAGCCGATTGCTGGCGCAGTTCGCGCGGTCCAATTTACGCCGTCTGCGCTAGTCATCACCGGAGTGCCCGCTGACGCTACCGCTACAAAGATACCCAGCTCCGGCGACCAGCACACGTCGTTCCAATCTGAGTCTGCTGCGCTTGCGCGGCTCGTCCAGACAAGACCAATGTTCGGATCTATTGGAGCCGGCCCACCTGCAGCTCTACGCTGCGCCAAAATACCCGGAATAATCATGCTGCCACCAATCGGCCGATCAGGCTCCAAGTGTTGGACGCTCGCCACAGCGCTGTTGCTGCTGCGCCTGCACCTGCCAACACGTTCGTGTCACTGGCGTGCAGCGTCACGCTGAAACCGGCCCCAGTAACCGTCACAGCGCCCGCACCAACCTGCAGAACATGGAACATCGGCAGGATGCCGGAAGTGGTCCAGGCGGCTGTTGCCTCGGCGCCGATGGTCAGGGTGATGGGCGTTGCGCTGGTGCAGATCAGCCACTTACCAGCATCAGCTGGGGTAACAGCGCCGCTGGCGGTGATAGTGCGGGATGGCAAACCGAGCGGCGCGGCGCCTGGCGGGCCTTGATCGCCGATCAGCGACTCCAGCCACTGCGCTTCGGTGCCAACAAAGCCGTTGGCAAGCGCTACCTCGTAGGCGCTTGGGCCATCGGCACCATCTGCCCCAGGCGCACCATCCACCCCGTCACTGCCAGGCGCCCCCTGAAGCGATGCAAGCCATGCGGCTTCAGTACCCACAAACCCGTTGGCAATAGCCACTTGGTAAGCGCTTGCGCCTGCAGGCCCAGGGTCGCCCGGCTCACCATCAGCACCAGCCGCGCCCGGCTCACCCTGCGGCCCACGGATTGGCCCGGTGTTCAGCCAGGCACCATCAACCCACAGCCAAAGGTCGCCGGCGATTATGTAGCCTTCGCCTGGGCTTCCGGCGCCTGGTAAATCGCCCGACGATGGCAGCTCGCCCACGATATTCAGGCCAGCACCATCAGCCCCGTCTGCGCCGGGGGCACCCTCAAGGGATTCAAGCCATTCCAGTTCAGTGCCAACAAAGCCATTGACTACGGCCACCTGGTAGGCGCTAAGCCCGGCTGAGCCGTCCGCGCCTGGCGCACCCTGAAGCGAATCAAGCCATGCGGCCTCGTCGCCAACAAACCCATTGGCAACCGCTACTTCATAGGCGCTGGCACCTTCTGCCCCGCCGCTGTCGCGCAAGGTTTCCAGCGTGCCCGCAGTGGCGCGGGCGCTGATTGATGCGCCAACTGACCACGCAGCAGCGGTAGTGCCTTCCACCGGCCGTTCAACAGTCAGCACCCCACCCACTACGGCGGTTACCTTGACGATTTCCCAGCTTGTTTCAGCGTCGTCCACCACCTCTACCAGGGTCAGCAGGTAGTAGTCGCCAGCGCCAAGGCCAGTCAGCAGCGCGGCTTGCGCCGGGTCGACGCTCAACGTCAAGTCGCCAGAGGTCGCTGGAGCCGTCAGCGTAGCGGCCCAGTTATTGATAAAAAGCTGCATGGTGGCTCCTAAATGTGCAGGTAACTGCTCTTGTCGCCTGCGACAAGCTCATAGGTGAGGGGGTGATAGCTGCCGGATAGCGTGAATGGATCTGTCTCGACAACCGGGTTGTCCCAGGTGGCATGGGCGGCAATAAAGCGGTGGGTTTTGCTGAAGTTGGGCAGCGTGGCGGAATCGAACAGCGCATACCGCGCACTAACCAGTTGGTTGTTTACCCGCTGCAGGTTGTAGGTGACGCGCCCATAGCTGCCGCCCGTGCTTGCGGTGAATGTCACGCCAACGCCCCATGAGTAAGGCGTCCAAATAGAGATATCGGACTGGTTCGGGTCGCTGGTGTAGCTGTGCACGGTTGCGCCATTGACGGTAAAGGTGTCGGTACGCGTGCGGTCGCCTGTCCATACCGGCGCCAGAGTGCTCGCATTGATATTTGACGGAGACAGGGTTGACGGATAGCCGCCGGGCGCCTCGAAAAACAGCAGGTCAGTGCGCGCACCGCTGTAGTCGCGGCTGAAGGTGGCTTGGTCTACCGGTATGCCCGCGCGCTTGATCACCACCTCATAGTCCTCTGAGGCAAAGGTCGAGCGGTTAACGCTGTAATCAATGCGCCCGGCTGCGTCAGCGGTGTTTACGCCGGGCGGGAATGTCGCCACAAGGCTACCGGTGGCGCTGACAAAGGTGGGCGCGATATAGGTTTCACTGAGCGTCCAGGTTTGATCGGCGCTGAAGGTGACAATCTCGTCCGCGTCGTCGTAAATCAAGCCCAGTACCCGCCCAATGCGGCTGCTAGTCACCGTGCGCGTGCCGGCGGGCCACTGGCCTGGCGAGCCCGGGGTAGGGGTTTGCAGTGCAATGCCACTCATGGTGCCGGTCATCACGCGATCAACAATCGAATAGGAAAAAGCGCCGGCAAGCTTGTAGCCGACGCGCTCGTTCACGTCGCTTACCACGGTGGTGCCGAGGGCTTGCGCTCTGCTGTGGATGACGGAGAGCGCCAAGCCAAAGCTGGGGCCGTCGCCGGTCAGCTCCAGCTTGAGCCAGCCGCAGGCAAAATCATTCACGGTCGCAAAGTCGCCTTTCGGGTACAGGGCAATCAGCACAGAGCGGCCGTGGCTGGCAATGCTGTGGGGCCGCATCCGCACCTTCGGCTCACCGCCAAGCGTTTCGCCATCCTGCTGTATATCAGCCAGGGTGGTTTCTATCGTGATTGGAGTGGCCAGGGGGTTACCGATAAGCGCATAAGGCACAACATCAAACCGCAGCGTCAGGGGGCTGCCGATAGTGGCGTCACCGTAGCGCAGGTTATTTAAGCCCACAGGGCGCACCAGCCAGCGCCCACCAGATGGGTCGATGCAGATCCAGCCGTCCAGCTGCACCCCATTCACCACCATCTTGGTGCCGGCCAGCAAGGTGTAGTTTCGCCAGGCCCGCCCGAGCGCCGCATGGGCGGCCTCTTCCTCTGGAGTAAAGGCCAGCGGCGCAACGCCCGGCACGCGCACCAGGTGCAGATTCTTGCTGTCCTCTGGAGGCATGCCGAAAATGCCGCCGATGTAAACGCTCAGCGAGTCATCAAGCGCTTGCGGGAAAACGGGGTCAGTCAGCAGACGCTCAGTGCCGCCAGCATCGCCCGTGCGCAGCACCATCCCGGAGCCTGAGCCGATCAGCAGGCCATGCCACGGAAAACCGCAGGGAGCACTCACGGTGCCACCTCAACGCCGTTGGGGTTGGCGTACTCAAACACCACCTCGGCGCCATTGGCATCGGTAAAGCGTTTGGTTTTCCAGGCCGGCAACACAAGTAGCGCATCGGTGGTCAGGTAGCCTTCTGGCCAGGACTCATCGTCGGGCACCACGCGGCCGCTCTCAACCTTGGTTTTCTCAGTCAGCGGGCTGGCAATGCCGCCGCCAGTTGCAGGCGGCGGCGTGTAGTTGCCACGACCACGGGCCGCAGGCGAGGCCCCAACGGGCGCAACGGGCCGCAAGCTGCGCCGCTGCCGGGCCGGATTGATCAGGCGGTTGAGGTCTTCCACCACCGCTTCACCGCGGCGCTCGGTTTCAATGCGGGAGCCCGTGGCCCGGCGCTCATCCGCCCCCGTGGCCGCACGGGTACTGCGCACGCCAGCTGCAATCGCCGCGCGCTGCTGTGCAAGTGTGGGCATTGGTTAAAGCTCCAACAGGTCATTGGGTATTGCTACCCGGTAAACGCGCTCAATCGGCACAACCCGCTCATCCCGCAGATCTTCAGCTATCTCGCTGGCCTCGATCTCGAAGCGGCGCGGGTACTGCTCGCCAGAACCAAAGCTGTAGTTGCCGGCAAACCCGAGCAGCTCATCGTCATAGGGCGGCGAATCTGGGCGGTTGCCCAGCTGGGTTGGCAGGCTGGTTGAGTCAAAGACCGGATCAGGCTGCGGCTCATCCACTGAGGCCGGTGGTGTGAGCGGGTCTGTCACCGAGCCGCCGCCGCGCATAACCTTGATGCTGATTGTGGTGGTGGGCAGAGCCTCACCGAAGTCATCGGCTACGCGCACGACCTTGCCGAGTGCCCGGGCGCCTTGATCCTCGAAAAGGATCGTGTGCACCAGGTCTATGCCCATCACCATGCTGGTGGGTACTTGCCAACTCAGCACTGTGCCACGGTGCGCCTGCACCACAGTGGCAACAGCCTGAAGCAACTGCACCTGCAGGAAGAGCACCCGACGCGCATCGTCGCGCTCATCGGTGTGGCTGCTGCTGCCGGTGTCAAACGGCGTATCTGCCCAAGTCTCGGCGGCCACGCTTTCAACTTCGAAGGCGCTACCTATGCGCTCGATCACTTCGCCCGCTGCCGCAATGCTGGTAGGCACTTGCACGCTAATGGCATAGCGCTCGGTTACCGACTGAGCCCAACGCCGGCCAAGCGTAAAGGTCGCACCCAGCAGCAGCTCTTCGCCCACAAAGTTGTTGATCCAGGGGATGCCGAGCAAGCAAGGGTCAGGGTCGCTACCCGGCAGCAAGTCCCAGCTGTAGCCGTTCATCAAGTTGCCGCCGCCGCTTTCCACAGCCTCACGCACCATTGCGCTGGTGGGCAGCTCTTTGCTGTCACTGAAGTACCAGCCGCAGAAACCGCCACCGATCCATGCGTATGACTCGTTGCGCTGCCGCAGGCGCATGTAACGGTAATCGGACTCGATGGCCACGGTGTTCACTAAACGTGACAAGTCGGGCCACTCGACGCTGAGGCTTTCGTCGAGAGTGGTGTTGTAGCCAAAGACAAAGGCCGGTGCCGTGGCGTACCAGCTGGTAACCCGCAGCTCACCGGTGGGCGAGCAGTCCAGACTCGCAGTGCGGGTGCTCATGCGTTCCTGGGCATAGTCCCAGCGGCTGCGACCTTCAACCGGATCAAACACATCCGGTGACCACTGGCCGCCGGTAAGCGCATCAATCTCGGCAATGCTCAGTGCTTCAACCCGTTGCTGCAGCTGATCGCTGCACTCGCAACTGAGGATTCTGTTGTTGGAGTCCCATTGCGGCGGCCCGGCGATGCGACCGGTAAAGCGCCGCGCCTCGGTGGTAACACCCTCTTTGGTGCTGATGTAGTCGATAGTGACGGTGCGCCCTACCCACTCACCAGGCACAACCGGGCCGGCGGGCAAATACAGCTGGAAGCCCGCCACACCGGCGGCACCTTCCTCGCGGTCAACATCCGCGCCGCCCGTGAGCTGGGCGCTCATGTCGATGCCGCCAACCACCACGCGCAAACGCCACAGAAAGCTGATGCCAGCAACCACATACTCCGGCTCAGGCGCTGCCGAAGCCGCGCCAGCGCCATTCAGTGGGGCGCTGTTGAGAGGTCCGCCATTGAGCAGCATCAGGCTTCTTCCCAGTTCAGCGACCAGCTGTGAAAGCCTTGGTCCTGTGTTTCCTGCGGCGGTTCACACATCACCGAATAAATCGGCATGGCCCACACCTGGTAACCCTCGGCGCCGGCCACGGCAGTCACAGTGCTTACGCCGGCAACGGTTGAGCACGGGGTTTCGACCCACTCACCATTCACGAAAGCAAACGCCCATGGGGCTGCATCTGGGCGCGGGGTGAAGGGCAGCTCATACACCAGGCCGGTGCCGGAAACCGTGCGCACCTTGGTGCTGCGCAGCTCCATAGGCTGGCTGAAATCCAGCCCGGCCAGGCCTGGCGGCATCCAGCCTTGCGCGCTGATCGAGCCGGCCTGCTTACTCCAGCGCTCCATCTTCACCGCGAGGCCACCGGATAGCCGGAATGAACCCGTGCCACCGCCAAGCTTCCCTTCAGTGATTCCCGGCGCGCCAGCGTGCAGCGGGATTACCAAACCGCCAAGCATCAGGGGTGCGGACATTCAGGTAACTCCAGGCAATAAAAAGCCCGCACTTGGCGGGCTGGTGTATATGGCTAGCGGCTAGCCGCCGTGCTTCATTGCAGTGCGGCGCAGCAGGCGGTCAAAAGAGTCCTGATTCACCATCACCGACACAGGCTCTTTATCACCATTGATGTAGAGGTTTGCGGGTACCCGATTGTCAGCGCCAGGCGCTGCCATGGCCGCAACGGACTCGACCATGCCACCATCAGCAAAGCGGCGCATGGGGATGCCGTTGTTGATCAGGTCGAGATAACCCTTGCCCAGCTTGCGCACAGCTGCCGCTCGGATGACGTACTCTCCGTTACTGAGCAAAGCCGGGATGCTGTCACTGGTGCCGCTGCCAGGGCCGCGAACGTGGCCGCCGCTGGCGAACTCCGGCAGAGGGCCTACGAAGTCAGCACCAGTGGAGGCAACTCTGACTGGCAACACAATCTCGGTATTACCGAGGGATGCCGCCAGGTTCTGGATCTGCGTACGCACGGCCTCAATACTTGCGTCGTCAGCTTTGACGCTGACCGGCATGTTCTTCAGCTTCTCAGCATCCGCCGCAAGTGTTGCCATGCTCACACCGATGGCAGTGATTTTGTCTTCTGCGCGGGTTTGCTCAATGTCGTTTGCGGCCAACTCAATAGCCTGCAGCTCTTGGATAAAGCCGCCAAACCCATAGGTGTTCTCACCGGCTGCTGCGAGGTCTTGCAACATTTTTAATGCTGCCTGGGCCTGGGCCTGGGCACCTTCAACATCGCCCGCTTTAAGCGAAGTCCGAGCCCCAACCTTCAGCGCCTGCGCGCTGCTGTAAGAAGCCTCACCCTCACCTCCAAGGCCGGCCAGCGCTTCGCTATAGCGCTTCTCGATATCAAGCCGACCCTTCTTGACCTTCTCCAGATCGGCATTGGCTTTTTTCTGGGCGGCTACTAGGGCTTTGGCTTGTTTCTCGGCGGCATCAACCTGCTGGCCCTGCAGGGTTTTCAGCTCGGCAACATACGCCCGACGATCATCGATCTCTTTCTGTTGCGCCGTTTTTTCATTTGCGACGCGCTCATCGGCCAAAGACTTGGCCTCTGCTGTCATGCCACCAAGCGTATCGACAATTGATGCTCGAAAGGCAGATAGCGCATTGCGCTTGGCCGTTAACTCTTCCTTGCTGTACAGCAAGCCATCAATCGTGGTGCTGAGCCCGGTACCGGCAATGCTTCGATCAAGGTCAGCAATTTGCTGATCCACCTGATCAAGCTCTGTTACCAAGCCCGCAGAGTTGGCAGTGATAAAAGCGATCCGCTTGCCTAGGTCAACAAACTCAGAAGCGCCCTCTACAGCGGCGCCTGCCAGACTGGCCAAGGCCGAGGCCAGCTTCACCAAGTTATCAACCACAACTGGGTCGGATAAAGTCTCACCCAATCTGTTAACTGCATTAATCAGAGGCTGCACATCAGCCTGACCAATCGCCTTATTCCAACGATCAGCAAGAGCGGTCATAGCGCCGCCAACGGTTTCGGGCAGGGACTCGGCTTCCTTTCGCAGCACCTCAAGCTGGCTGGTGAGCGCGTTTGTCACAACGTCAGCCGTCAACTCTCCCTGTGCGGCCATATCTTTTAATGCGCCCGTAGGCACGCCCAGGCTATCCGCCAGCGCCTGCATCAACCGCGGTGCTTGCTCTGCCACGCTGTTGAACTCATCCCCGCGCAGCGCGCCTGAACCCAAGGCCTGGGCAAATTGGATAACGCCGTTCTCGGCTTCCTGGGCACTGGCCCCGGAAACCCTGAAAGCCGTGGCGACCGCTTCAGTAACCTTGAGAATGTCCTCTTGGCTGCGGCCAGCCTCTTTAAGTGGGCGGCTTATGCGGCCATACAGGGTTACCAGAGAGGCCAGAGGCGTTTGGGTGCTGGCAGCAATTTTGCGCAGCTCAGACTGGGCGGTGTTGAACTCTTCCTGTGACTCTGTTGCGAGCTGCAGGCGGGCATTCATCAGGTTGTAACTGTCCGCCGCAGCGGCAATGCCTTGCACAGCACTCGTCAGCGCAGATATGGAGAATGCACCGATCACCGCGCGGCCAGCGGCTTCCAGCTTTTTGTTCATGCTCTCAAGCGAAGAGTTAACCTCCTTGAACGCCTGCTGGGTTTCGTTTTTGCCACGGATGACAACCTGGGCTTCTGCCTTGCGTGCCATCAGTCGAACCCCTTCATGATTTTCTTGAAGTCTTTGGCGTCTGCCTTGGCGCAGCGGGCAGCAATGATGGAATTGCGCATGTCTTCGCGGCCCTGTTTTTCAGTTGCTTCAAGGTAGAGTTCAACTTGTGCCAGGGTGTAGTCACCCACCTCTGTGGCGCTATGCCCGGCGCTTATCAGGCGCTGGGCGATAACGGACCACTCAACGCCCTTACCATTGCTGGCAGGGCGTCGACGAAAAAACCCGTATTCACCCGTACGACCTCGGCCAGCACCTGCACACAAATGGCAGAGGGCATAAACCAGAGCTGCCAGCGTTTTAAGCTTGTTGTCGCCAGAAGTACCTTGCGAATTTCACCGGCGTTCTTGGCCGCGTAGCGGTTTACTTCGGGCACACTGGCCTTTGCAAAAAGCTCGACAAGAGCGCCTGCCGTTTTCCCGTACTGCTCAAAATGCCGCAGCTTGACCGGGTAAACCATCACAGTACGACCCCGCACCTCAATGGCCTCGGGCGTTGGGTACATTATTTCAAGCGCGCTCATACAATCTCCGGGCATTAAAAAACCCGCCGAGGCGGGTTTTTTTAGTTCCAGTAGGTGAAGCACCCACGGGTATCTACATACAAATATCTGTTTCGGTACTCGTCAATGGGATAAACCCACTGCTCGCCGCTGGCGCTGCTATTAATCTCGCTGGGCGCGCCCCATATACCGCGCACATCATCGCCCGTCATACCTAAGACTATTTCTCCGCGACCTCTCGCATAAGCGATATCGACCTGCGTCAAATCTCCGCAATGGTTGAATGTCCGCTTAACTCTCGGCCTAGGTGGCTGCGTTGACGGCTTTGCCATTTTAACAGCAGGCCCATCACCACTAGGCCTGGGCGGCTGACTGATAGTTACTGATTGCTGTGTTGCGCCTTCTGAGCAGCCATATTGTGAAAATGTGACCTTGCCTTTGCTGTCTACACACTTGGTAACCGGGCTGCCATAGGCGCAGGTGCAGGCGAATGCAATCAAAACAAAGGTAAATCGGCGCACAGGGCTTCCCTCCCAATTGATATGGGAGGGAATGTAGCACGCCCCTATTAGGTGATCACATCCATCTCAATCTTGAAGAACTGCGACAGGCCAGCGGTAACGATGCTGGTGTCGATCAGCACTTCGCCGGTAATTTCCAGGGCGCCGAAGTCATCACCGATGAAGCCCAGGCCCTGAGCAGCGCCGATCTTGGCGCGGTGTACGGTGACGGTCACGGTCTTGCCGGTGGCTGCTTCGTTCAAACCTTCGAACACCATCTCGAAGGTTTGCGCGCCAGTGGTCAGCGCCTCGATGGTGGCCTTGGTCGGCGTGTTGCTGTCGATATCGACAGTTCCGAACAGCACCATGGCCAGGTTCTCGGGGCTCAGGTCATGCAGAGTTGCGGTGAACTCCACCGACTCAATGCGGTTGACCTGAGCATAGGTGCCGCCGCCGGCGCTGCGGTAGTTTGGCAGCTTGATGATGTTCTCGTTTACGTTGAACTGCAGCGCAGACACGTTGCCGACGTCGCGGGCGATGCCGCCAGCTTCCGGGGTGAGCTTAACGATGCCCTTGCCCATGTATGCATAGTTGGCCATTTGCGGGTTTCCTCTAGGCGAAAAAAAAACCCGCGAATGCGGGCTGTTGGTAAGTGAGTGGGGTCAGTAGGTTTCGATGTATCGCATGGTCAAGGACACAACCACGTTGCGGAACGTGCTGCCTTCGCTTTCTGGGTCAAACTCGGCGGACTCTTCAAACTGCCAGCCGCTGGCCAGTGGGCGCAGCATGGGCAGCGGGTCAGCGCCGATGGTTTTGATGATGTCGTGGTGCAGGCGCTGCAGGTCTTGCAGGGTGGCAGTGCGCGGGAAAACGCCCTGAATATGGTAGGTAGCAGAGCGCAGCCACTTGTTGCCTACCTCGTTTTCTTTAACATCTTCGGCAACGCGCACCAGGATGCATGGCAGCGGTGCTTTATCGGGCTTGTTCTGGCCAAAGCCGTACACGCCCATGATTTCGGTATAAAAGCCGGCGGCCTGCTTGATGGCGCCCAGCCGGGTTTCGATGGCCTCGGATAGCTCGGTTGCTTTGCTCATCGCACACCCTTGTCGATTTCTTTCTGCATGCGCTTGGCGAAGTCCTGCTGCAGGAAGTCGCTGATCCACAACATGGTCTGGTTGGTGGTTAGCTGCTTAAACCAGTAAGCGGTGCTCGGGCCTAGCGCAGCGCTCAGCGCCTTTTTGTAGGCGTAGGTTTTGCCGCGGGCGGTTGTCTTGCTGCTGCGCGTACTCAGCGGCGCTTGCCGGCTGCTGGCAGGGTTTACAAACCCGGCGGCAACCTTGCGGCCACGCAGGCCGTACACATAGATGCGCGCCCTGGTTGGGGCCAGCACTTCGAATACCCAGCGGCGGTAATCGTCCACCCGCACCCCTGAGCCGCTGGGGATAATGCGGCTGTTCATGCGGCCCCTGCGGGCGCGCTTGATGGTGAGCTTGCCGCGCAGGTCGGCATTACCCAGGCGGCTACCCAGCACGGAGCTTTTAAACAGTTTGCTCATGGGCTTCACGTAGCGATCTGTGCGGCCTTTTGTTGCGGTGCTGTTGAGTGCGCCGCGCAGCACGGGATCAACTTTCTTGCCGTGCTCGGCCAGTTGCTTCTGTGCCTGCTTGAGGCCTATCACTTGAATGGTGACGTTCACGCAACAAGTTCCAGCCAGAGCCCGCGCACCACGCCATCATCACTCTCGCGGGCGTAGGCGATGACGTTGTAGAGGGTGCTGGCGATCAACAGTTGGTCGCCCTCTTCCGGGCGGCCTACCTCGATCACGGCCACCTCGGCCTTGGTCTTGTAGTCCGTGACCTGGCCGAGATCATCCAGGTACGGCGCCGAGTGCGTCAGGTGCACACGGCAGGCAACTGGCACGCCGCCTTGCGGGCGGTATTCGGCGGGCACACCGATGAACTCGTCCGCTGTGATCCGCAGTTCGGCCTTGTTGCCGAGCGGGTCGCGGGCGCTGGTGATATGGAACAGCCGGCAGCCTTGGCGCAGATACCGGCCCTGCACGATCCGGGGACTGAATCGAGCACGGATGTCGACACGGGCCGGGCTGCGCAGGCCGGAGGGCATAGGCGGTTCTGCCGATTCCTTCGCGATGATGCCGACCCATAGCTGGCCCAAATCGACCGGGCACAGGCCCGCATTCAGCTCCAGCAGCGTGGCGGGGTGACGGAGTTCGCCGAGTCTCATATGCCCAGCCCGACACGGTAGAAGTGCAGCAGGGTTTCCGCTGCCTTGCGGTTTGCAACGATGGTGCCCATCACGGTGTTTTCGCGGTGCTGGTCGAAGTCAGCGATCAGCAGCAACAGGGCGCGCTTGATGGATGCGGGAACGGGAACCGGGTCGCCTTCCTCGTCGGCCCACGGAATCGGGCGACCGATGTACTGGCTGGCGTAATCGATGGCCTGCAGTTCCAGCGATTCCAGCCAGTCGTCCTGACTGTCGTCATCCGGGCACAGACGAAGCTGGGCGCGGATTTCCTGAATCGTAAGCACGGCAGTCGCCATCAGCCGAACCTCCGGAACGCAAAGCTGCTGATGCCTTCGCGGCCAAGCTCAGACTCAGCCTCGTTGATTTCCACACAGCCAAAGCCCTGGCGGGCAAACCAGCCAATCAGGCCTTGCAGCGTGAAGTACCAGATGTGCTCGCCGGGCTTGAAGTGCTTGGAGCGCAGGCAGTCGAACTGGCCCAGGTAGATAGGCATGGAAACAAACACCCACTCACCCGCACGCGCCACCAGTTGCTCAGGATCTGGCACGTGCTCCAGGCTGTCCCAGCAGGTCAGCACCTCGGCGTGGTTGGCGTAGATATCGAAATACAGGCCACTGCCACACAACCAGCTTATCGCCTCGGGGTTCACGTCATAGCCGTGGCCGCCAGACTCCTGCACGAAACGGCCGCCACCGATTCCGATATCCACCGGCAGCAGCTCGGTGTGGCGCTGCACCATGGCCACGCGGGCTCGGGTGAGCGCGGCGCCCATCTCCGAGGCATCCAGCGCCTGGTACTTCTCAAAGTACGGGCCTGAGTAATCCATGGGCGGGCGCGGGTGGTATCCCATGCCCAGCTCATCAGACCACAGCAGGCAGTCGGTCAGTCCATTCGGCAAAGCGCTGGTCATAGTCGGGAATTCTCTTGTCGCAGGTGTGCTCCCGCTGCGTGCAGCGGCAGAAGTTGTCCGGCACCGCAAACGCTATGCGGGTCAGATCCATGGTTGGCGCGGTGATCAGTTCGGGGGCGTTGTAGCCACCCTGCCCTCCGCAGACGATCCAGGCGGGGATCTTGGCGGCAATCGCTGCTGGCACAATCCAGCCGATGCCGCCGATCACAGCCACAGCTCCCTGCAGCAGGGCCAGCAGTTGCTCAACCGGCAGCTCGCCCGCGTGATAGCGGATATCGGCCGGCGGCAGTGGCTCGAGCGCCCATTCCATGCCGTCCTCCAGATCGGCCACGGAAACCACCGTGAAGCCGCGCCGGCGCATCTCGGCAGCCGCCTGAGCCACGTACTCCGGCAGCGGGTTGCGCGAATCCGCCCGCCACTCTGATCGGAGGGTGACCGGGCGCACCACGATGTAGCGCCCACCAACCGGGGATGGCCCGAAGTCCGGCAAATCAAACTCTCCGGGCTGGCGGCCGAACTTGGCGGCCATGCCGGGAATGATGCCGGCCTGCCCATACGCAACTTGGGTGATTCGCCCTCGCGGTGCCCGTTCCCAGGCGGCATGCCGGCGCATGTTCTTGGCCTGCGTGCGCAGCTTGGTGTCTGGCTTTACCAGCCGGACCATAGGCAGATCGGCGTACAGCTCAGGCCATGGCGTTTCCAGCCAGACCGGATGCTTAAGACCCTTTAGGAAGGCCCGCTGGTAGATGTTGTCTCCCAGTCCCTTCATGCCCTGGATGTGCAAGGGCGTCCTCCAGCCGCATGCGCGGAAAGCAGTCGATGGCGGTTGAGCGGCTGCAATTCAGCACCTCAACACCCGCCACGGCCGCTGCCGTCGCGCGGAACAGTGCCGGCCACTGGTCGACGCTGCCGGCATTGCCCATGGGCGCCGGGTGATCGGCATGCCAATGGGCACGACCGCCGCGGTGCTTGCAGTCAAAGCCGAGCAGAAGGATGCGGCTGGCGCCGCTGTGGGCAGCCAACTCAATCGAACCAGCGCCGGAGTTGTGAAATGCCAGGCGTAGCTTGCGCACCCCTGGAACGGTAGAGGCCGACCAGCGCTCGCCGGCAAACCCGGAAGCGGCCTCTCGGTAGTGCTGCCACCACTGGGCATCGGCTGCGAATAGCGCATCGGCCCAGGGCACCAGCTGGAATGAATTATTGGCGACGACTACTGCGCGCCCGGCTTGCTTTTCGCGCCACGCGCGGACCGACTCAACGTCTGCTCCGGTGAGGCTTGGGCCGCTTGCGATGCAGACGACTTCCCGCCAGCGGCCTTGGCGGGGGGGTGATCACCCACAACCTCAACCAGTCCGGCGCGCAACAGGGCGGCGGCATGATTATCGCTAACGTCGAAGCGCTCACCACGGCGGCGGCTGGAGCCGTGCTCGAATGAACACAGTGCAATTACTTCGGGCATGAATCTCTCCCAGTGAGGCAGGTGGGGCCGAAGCCCCGCCTGTTACATCACGCCGTTGCCGGCAGGCCGTCGAAGTCGCCCTTGACGAAGGCTTCCGGACGGAAGACGGACAGACCCACGCGCTCCTCGCAGAGGATGGTGACCATGTTCTTGACGAAGTTGTCGCGGTCTTCCGTCGATACGGTGACCGATACATCTTCGCGGTCCCAACCCTGCGCACCCTGCTGGAAGCTGCCCACCAGATAGTCGCCCGCGTCCATCGCCTGGGTGGCAACGACCGGACGACCCCAGAGGCCCGGAACAGCCAGGCCGGTCGGCGAGGCGAACAGGTACTGGTTATCGGTGGTCTTGGTCAGCTCGATGGCCGCCCAGTCGATCGGGCTCAGGACGATGCCGTCAGCCTCGTACTCGGCCAGGGCAACCTGCAGCAGAGCGATGCGCAGACGATCGATGGCGGTCTCGGCCTGTACGGTAACGCCCGGGTTCAGGAACGAACTGGCCTGGGTGTAGATGCCGTTCAGGTTCAGGCCAACGCCCGAACCCTTCAGAAGCTGCGCTTCTTCCTTGAGCTTCAGGCCATAGCGCAGGCGGCCGTCGATGTAGCTCTGCAGCATCGCTACGTCCGACAGCACCTGGCGCGAGGCACGCACCCAGTGCGCGATGGTTGCCACCGGGTCGGTGTCCAGCTCAAAGGCCAGGCTCGACTCGGGCTTCGGGTTGGCCGGGTTTTCCGACACCACGTTGGCGCTGTTGGTGAAACCGGTTTCGCGCACGTACTCGATGCTGTTGGAACCGGTACGGCCCCAGCTGAGCAGGTCGCGCAGGAACAGGCGCTGCTGGGTCGGCTGGATCAGGCCGACGCGAGTGGGCTGGATCAGGGTGCCAGCGGAGCTGTCCAGGCTGGTGATGGCGGCCTTCACCGGAGCGGTGAAGCTTCCCTTGCCGCCACCGGCCGCACGCACTGCGAACTCTTCCAGACCTTCGGACTGGACGAAAGCCTGGCCCATGCTCATGGGAGCCTCGCGGCCACCGCCCTGCTCCAGCTTGACCATGTGCTGCTCGGCAGCCTGCAGGCGTGCATTCAGCTCGCCCTGAGTGGTCAGCAGCTTGTCGACGTTGGCCTTGGTTTCCTCGGAGAGCTGGGCGTGCGCCTTGATTTCTTTTTCAGAGGATTCGGCGTATCGCCGCAGATCGTCGCCAACCTTTTTCAGGTCAGCCTGAACCTGCTTGTACTCCTTCTCGATCTCGCCATCTTCACCGGCACGACCATACTGACCGTGGCCGCGATGCTGCGTGAATTTGGCTGGCTCTACGAGGAGAGCAGCCAGAACAACAACACTTGCGCTGCCAAGCAGCGAGGCAGCAAGGATCTCGGACGTTGGCGCCACGATTGCCAGGCTGAACAGCGGAATAGCCACCGCGATGGCAATGACGGCCAGGATCAGTGGGGCTGAAAGCTTAAAACGCTTCATGGGGTTTTCCTCAATTACTTAGGGGGAACGTGAGCCGCGGCAGCGGTTCGAGCTGCAGCGAGTTGGCCTTTCGGCCGCTTTCGGTGGCGTCACGCTCACCGTCACTGGCCGCGTCGCGCAGGCCAGCTTTGAAATCTGAAATCAGGCGCATGGCCTCGGTGCGAGGCATGCCGGATGCGCGCAGTGCCGACTCGATGCGGCGCACCGCTATAGCTGCGGGCTTCTCTTCGCCCTGCTCGATCTGGTCGGAGGCCAGAAGGGTGTCGGCAAATCCTTGGTCAATAGCGGCACTGCCGCCGATCCAGGTCTCGCCATCCATCATGGTCTGCACGTTCTTCAGGTCGAGGCCTGAGCGGGCGACGTAGATGTCCGCCATGGATGTGTCGAAGGGCTCGAGGTAGTCGGCATAGCCGCGGAAGTCGTGGCGGTTGCCGGCGGCAAGAACCCAGGCGTTATGGATCATCAGAAAGCCGGCGCGCGCGATCTGCACGTCATCGCCAGCCATTGCGATGATGGACGCGGCAGATGCTGCAACGCCGAGCACCTTGACCGTCACGTTGCCAGGGTGCTCGCGCAGCAGGTTGTAGATGGCCAGGCCTTCGAACATGTCGCCGCCAGGCGAGTTGATGTTCACTACCACGTCACGCTCACCGATCGAACGCAGAGCCGCAGCGATGCGCTTGGCTGTCACGCCCTCCCCGCTCCAGTAGTCCTGGCCGATGACGTCGAACACGCTGATGGTGTTGTCATCAGTGGCGGCGGCCTGGACGGTTGGGTTCCAGCGGTCCAGCGCCTTGGCGGAAAGATCGAACCGGACGCCGCCCACGCGGGCGCCGGCCAGCGCGGCGGGCAGGTTTCTACGCATTGTCGGCACCTTGGGCTGCGCCCAGTTGGTCAATCGGGATGAGGGCGGTCTGGACGGTAAGCACGTCCGCATTGCCGCCCTTCGGTGGCAGGTTGTCTTTGGCACGGCCTTCGTCTCGGGTCATCAGGCCGTTATTCACCATGGTCGATAGGTAGGTGGCGCGGCCGGCGCTGTCGGCGCGCAGCAGGCCCTCGATGCTGAACTCGGCGTAGTAGCGCATCTGTTCAACGGGGCTCAGCAGATCCTTGTTGATTGCTTGCTCGATGCGGCTCAGCCAGGGGCGCAGAGTGAAGGTCAGAAACCCGATCATCTGCTGCTCAATGCCGGTGCCCCAACTGGTCGACTTCTCGCTGTGGCCGACCATGAACGGCGGGACGCGGAACCAGCGGCAGATTTCTTCAACGCTGAACGAGCGCGATTCGAGAAGCTGCGCGTCCTTCGGGTTGATGCCGATCGTCTGCGCTTCCATGCCGCCCTCAAGCAGCGGAGACTCGCCGGCATTGATGGCCCCGGAGATGGCGCGCAGGTTCTCCCGGAACTCATCCCGCTGCTCTTTCTTGAGCACCTGGGTCATCTTGAAAGCGACGGTGGGCGACAGGCCTTTCTCGAACGTGCTGTTCGCTGCGTTCGTTGCCGCCAGCGCGGAACCGAAAACCTTGGCGCCGTACTCGATCACCGATAGTCCCCACTCGCCATCCGTGGTGAAGCCGGGAATGCGGAAGATGTTTGACTCTGGAATGTCGCGCTGCGTGCCGTCCGCATCGGTGTATTTGTAGCGGCGCCGGCCCTTGCTGTCCTTTGTGATGCTCAACCGGCTGGCTGCCAGGAACTGCAGCGCAACCATTCTTCCGCCGAGCATCCGGCGCTCGGCGAATGCGTTGCCGCGGAGCAGCATGGAGACAATCATCGCCTCCCAGAACACTGCAGCCGTAGTGCTGCCGTTGGGCTGGCGGTGCAGGAGGAAGTGCAGCGGGTGTTCGCTTGCCGATCTGCGCCCCTGGCCGGTGCGCTCGTAGATTCCAAGCGGCAGCGTGGCGATGGTCTCCGCGATGATCCTGGCGCAGGCCCACACAGTGGAGAGCTGGAGTACGGTTCGCTCGTTTACCTGCTGCCCCGCTTCATTGCCGGCGAACGACGCCCAGAAGGCTTCATCCGTCAATCCAATGGGCACGCCGAGCCAGTTGAGCACGGCGGCCTTGATACGGCCCGGCTTCTTCGATTCTTTGCTCATGCGATGATCGGGTTCCGTAGGAAGTCAGAGATGTCGTCACCCTTCTCGGTGCCGATGGCGCGACTTAGCGCCATGATCAAGCCGACAATTCCGTCGATCTTGTTCTCGGGGCGCTCTTTGTTCGGGTAGATGTTGTCCTTCACATCGAGCTTGGCGATCACGTTGCTGGCCATCCATGTGAGGATCGGGCAGTCACCGTGAGCCAGCACTTTGCGCAGGGTCATGGCTTCCAGCTCTTTCATGGGCTCGCTGATGTTCTGCACGGTCTGCCGTACCTCGACCATGAGCAGCCCTTCGGCTTGCATCTCCTGGGCAAGCTGGGTGGCTTGCCAGGGGTCATAGGCGACCTGCTGCACATCGAAGCGGCCGGCGAACTCGCGCAAATCCTCTTTGATGACTTCGAAGTCGATGACTTCGCCATCGGTGAGGGTCAGCAGGCCAAGGGCATCAAACTCGCGGTAGCGGGCGGTGTTGCTGTCTAGCTCTTCGATCACCCGCACTTCCGGCAGGTAGTACCGGCCGTGCACGTGCCAGATCGGGTCACCTTCGACCGGCGGGAACAAAAGCAGGTTGCCGGCTATGTCGATCTTGCTGGCCAGGTCGAGGCCGATGATGCAGGGCCTGCCTTCAAGCTCTGCCAGCGCCTTGCGGGCCGGCGCTTCCTTCCAGCGCAGCATGTTGAGCCAGGCGTTTTTGGCGCCGACCCATTCGTTGAGGTGCTTGGTGCGGAACGTGGCCTGCTTGGCCGCGCTCTGCATGGCGTCACGCTGGCGGGCCTGCAGGAAGTCGCCGTTGATGCTGACGCCGTAATTCGGGTTGGCCTTGATCAAGACCGCTTCGCTGGTCCAGTCGTCGCCTGGGTCAATCGTGTAGAGCATGGCCCAGAGGTCGGGGCGATCAATCGCACCTTCGAGCATGCGCTCGGCATCCCGCACCAACTGGTGACACGGGCCGCCGATGCTTGAGCCGGCTGTGGTTATCACCAACATGAGCGGCTGCTCACGGGCGCCCATGCCGGTCTCCATGGTGTCGAACAGGGTTGAGTCCTGGTGCTCATGGAACTCATCGACGATGGCGCAGGACGGGCTTGAGCCGTCGCCGGGCTTGCCGATCACGGGCTCGAAGCGGGAGCCGTCATCAAGGCGGCACATGTTCGAGGCGTTGACCTCTACGCCGTAGTGGTCGCGCAGCTCTGGTGTGCGATCCACCATCAGCTTGGCCGGCCGGAATACCTCCCAGGCCTGCTTCTCGGTGGTGGCGCCGCTGTATACCTCGGCACCGAACTCGCCATCAGCAGTGAACATGTACACGCCGACGCCGCCGCCGATGATCGACTTGCCGTTTTTGCGCGGCACGAAAATCAGGATGGTGCGATAGCGCCTGGTTTCATCCTTCTTGCGTAACCAGCCAAACGGGATGCAGACGCTGAACAACTGCCAGCCTTCAAGCTTGATCAGTTCGCGCTTACTGGCCCACTTGCCTTTGGTGTGCGGCAGCAGCTGCAGGAACTTGGCGACGCGCTCAGCCTTGGCCGGGTCGAAGTAGTACGGGAAGTCGGCTGACTTCGAGAGCTTCAACTCGTCCAAGTGCTTGCGGCACGCCAGCTTGATCCACTTGCATGCCGGGATCTTCCCGCTGATCACCTGGCGCGCGTAGGCCTCCGCAGCCTTCACCAACGGATAAGTTTTCTTGGCGGCCATCAGAGGTCAGCGAATGCGTTGCCTTTGGGGGCGTCTTTCTTCCCGCCGACCTTGGCGCGGTCGGCCGGCGTCATGCCGAACTTACCGAGCAGCGCTTCCAGGCGAACCAACTTGGCCGCGGGGAAGTCGACCGGGTTGAGCCGGAACTGGGCCAGCAGATTGGCGGCCAGCTCCAGAGCCAGGCGGTCGGATTCGGTCAGCACCTGCAGCGGTGCCGACTTTGCAATTTCCTTCCAGGCCTTCAGAACATCACCGGTCACATGGCTCGGCGGATTGCCCAATGGCCCGGCGGTCGGTGCATCAGTACGCGCCCGCTCGGGGTGCTTCTTGAATGCGCCACGGGCGTCGAGCACGTTGGTCGGCGTCCTTGGTCGGGCCATTTTTGAAAACCATTATTTTGGAGACGTAAGAAAAAGGTTCCCCCCGTCGTTCGGAAGGCGTCAAAGCTCTGACTTTTTACCCTCCCCCTCCCCGGTCAGGCCGACCCGCTCGCCTATGCGGTTGTGGCATGGGCGACAGAGCGGCCTGACGTTGTGCCAGTCCAGCCCCAGGTGCGGGTGAGTCTTGTAGGGTTTGATATGGTCGAGGATCACAGCAGCTGTCACCCGACCTTGCCTTTCACACTCAACGCAGAGTGGATGCATGCGCAGGTAGTAAGTCCTGAAGCGTGTCCAGCGAGTTGTCTTGTAGAACTCATCAGACTCATCGCGGCGCTTGTTGTATTGCTTGTGAGCACGCTTGAGTTGCTCTGCCCTGCGCTCATCAGCCAATGGCTTGTGAGTGGCACAGTGGCTAACACCTCTGGTCAGCACGCTGCAGCCAGGCCAAGCGCATGGCTTGGGCGGCCTTAGTGACACTTACTTGGCCGCCAGCGCTTTAAGCTCTCGGATCATGTCAGCCAGGCTCATGTGCTTACGGGCCTCGGCATATACGAACCAGGCACGAACGATGGCCCAACCAGGCAGGCCACACACGAAGATCACAGCGCCCAAGGCAATCACGCCGATGTCATCGTTTGCGAAGTGCTGAAGCTCAAACCAACGGATAACAAACGCCCCGCCGCCAATGCTCGACACCACAGTGCAGATCATCGCGACAACGAACTCGCGCACGGTCTTTGGCAGCGTCATGGCCATTACAACAATGGTCACTAGCACAGCAGAGAACGCGCCGAGCACGCCCAGCTTGTACAGCGCGATCCCGCCAAATGCGGTAGAAGCTGGCTCTGTCATATCTCTGGCTCTCATTGGCGTACCTTGGCCACTGCCGGCTTGGCTGCGTTTGTATCCAGCACAGCAATGCGCCGCCATCCGCCTGGAAGCAAAGAGACGGGCATGCGTGCTGGGTGTCGGTGATAAAAAGCCCGCGTGTGATGGCGGGCAAAGCTGTTGCGGTAACAGCTGAGGGATCAGAAACGAAAAAACCCAGCGCGATGGCTGGGCTTTTTTGAGGCGGATGGTGTGTTACGCACCAAACCGCAGATTGGCATTTATAGTGCTCATTTGCTCACTGCACGTCAAGCGGCTTCGTGAGTGATCAGCCCGCGATAGGCGAGCACCGGCTCAGCCTGTCGGAAAGCCTCATTGACCTGCGCCTCAAGCCACTTTCGCATAGTGCTCCGCCAGCGCCGCAGCGTGCCCTCTGGCGTGCCATCCGCATCCCAGGTGTGCAGCTGATAGAACGCCTCAGGCAGACGGCGCGGGATCGCCCAGGCCGTCACACACTTCATCCTGAACAGATGATGGGCCGGGCATGAGATGCGAGGAACAAGCCAGTGGATGGCCTGCGCGACCTCAACGTCATTGATGCTGTACTTTGCCACCAGCACTTGCCAGGCCAGCTCGGGCAGCTCTCGGTGAAGGGCGGCGCGCGTCATGCTGTCCTGGGTCAGGCGCTCATGCTCGGTTAGCCCCTCCCCGCCGGGGCGTGACTCAGGAAAGCCCGCCTGATACCGCTGCTGCCATCCAGCCTTCTTTGTGCCGTCGATGGTCTCTATGCTCATCACTCGCGCGATGACGTGGCCAACATCTCTATAAACGCCCATGGCTATCCCCTAATCGCCAGTGAAGTGCGCGCCGCCCGCGCCCTTCTTGTTGTTGCCCTGGTAGTCCGCTGCTGGGCCTGTAACAGGCACCAAGCCGGCGCGCTCCAGTTGTTCTCTTTGCTGCTCAACCTGGCGATTAGCCCGGTTCAGCCTTACTCGAAGCTGTTGCACCATCACCTCGGGGCTCAGGGCCTCGCAGGTCTGCCGATCGACCAAACCAGCGCCATTGCAGCCGGCACAATCCATCGTGTGGAAAATGCCCTTAATCACACCCTTGCCCTGGCATATCTCGCACCGGCCCAGCGGGATCACCGCAACCATGCGACCCATCAGAATTCCTCGACCTGCCAACCGGTGTTGCGCTTGCCACGCTGCACAACGAAGAACTTGAACGGGTACATGCTGGCGGCCACCTTAGTCTTCACGCGGGCGTCATCCGTCCAGAAGCCCTTTACCTCATGCACCTCCAGCACGCTCTCGGCATTCATCACGAAGAAGTCGGCGGTGTAGAAAGTGTTGTCAGCCAGGCGAAGCTTCACACCTTCGAAGCGATACCACTGGATCTCGCCGGCATGCAGGCGCTGCTTCAGCAGCAGGTCATAGGCCGCCTCGGTCTTGTTCATTGCGCCTTGCTTGAGGCGACCTAGGGCCTGGAGTGCGCGAACCGAACTCATGCTGGCACCTCCTTCGACAGCTGGCGTTCTGGCTGGAAGTCACCGCGCAGGGGCATCAGCGATTTATCTGCGTAGGCGGCGTTTAGGGGCGCGAGATCATGAGCGCATATCCAACCATCACCCTTGGCGACATAACAGCCCGAGGGCGTATCGACGTAATCGCCCTTGGTGATGCGCTCAAGCAGCTCGACAACACTTCCTGCCATTACCGGTGGCAGGTCGATCAGCGTCAGCGCCACGCCCCCAACTTCCAGTTTTCCGTCCATCTTCATCCTCTACCCGTGAATACACTGGAAACGCCCGGAATGCCCGCAGCGTCTAGGCTTGCGTCCGTTTCCGGGGATGCAGCAGCGGCAACATTTAAGCCGTGCGCGATTGAAAAGCCGCACTCATCAAGCCGGGCATGCCATAGCTCAAGCGCCTCACGGCAGCGGCCTGCAACGTCACGGGTCAGATAGGTTTCGGCGGTCTTGCCCAGGCTGTGGTTGATCAGCCGCTCACCAATGAAGTGATCCACACCCAGCTCAGACAGCGACGCCCGCATCAGCTTGCGCAGGTCATGGCTCGACCACTTACCGCCCGATATCGACCGGAACATTGAGTGCGCCGTAGTGGCTGACAACCGAGCCCCGCCCCGCACCGGGAACACCCAATCACCCTGGGCGCGGGCATCAGGCAACGCCGCCCGATAGCGCGCCAGCAACGCCAGCACCTGAGGCGTCAAAGGCAGCTCATGAAGCCGGCTGGACTTGTTGGCAGGGATCACCCAAAAGCGCTCAGCCCTCGAAATATGCGCCCAGGTGGCCTTGAGCGTTTCCGATATGCGCGTGCCGTGGGCCAGCATCATCAAAGGCAACAGGCCGTTCACCGGGTCTTTGTCGAAGGCCTCTGAAAGCTGCGCAACCAAAGGTGGCAGGTCGATACGCGACAACGCCGCTGGCTTGCTCTTGATGGGCGCGCTGTCGAAGTCCTTGAACGTGATCGAGGCCATCGGGTTGATCTTGATGCGCCCCGTCTTTTCCGCCGTAGCGAACGCACGGCGCAACACCTGAATAGCCTTCTGCTGGGTGGCGGGCTTCTTCCCGTCACCGCCCATGCGCCAGATCAGCTTGTCATCCACAACCCGCCGATCTAGCTTCTTGATGGCCACACGCGCCAGCGCCGGGAGAATGTTCACCCTGGCCATCGAAACCACGTTCTTCCTGTAATCCGAGTTCGCCGGGTACTTCTGCTCAACCCGGCGAAGCCACCACAGCACCACGTCGCCTGTGGTTCGCAGTTCGCCGCCCTTGGATGCCATCAGCGCTTCACCTGGTCAGCAATAGTGAAGTGCTTCGGCGAGCGATCAGCGTGCACATCCTGCAGGCGCGGCACATGCTGGGTCAGCGCATCAATCAGCGAGCGGTAACCGCCTGGCACCTGGCGATCATCCACCAGCAACCCGGCAGCGTCGGCATCCACCAGAATGGCCAAGCAGGCCAGTGCATGGGACAAGTGCGGCAGGCCGCTATCAGGGTCTAGCGCCTCACCTTCAAACCAAGCGTTAAGGTGTCGGCTGGCGGCGTCGAAGTAGATCGAGGCGCGCACGCCAGCCACCCGCCAGTTGGCGCGCCCATACTTCAACGCACCGTCCATCAGACCAAGGCAGCCCATCGCCGTGGCAGTTGTAGGCCAAAGGTGCAGCGGCAGCTTCTGAGAGCCGATGGCGTCCTTTGGGTTGGTTTCTTTTAGTTCAGCCACGCTTCACCTCCGGCAGATTCATCCAGCCCAAGAGAGGGGCGTCAGCCCACTCGGTTACAAACCAGTCGTAGTCCTTGCCGGCGAAGTACCACTTGCAATACATGTCCGACCAAAACGCGACTACAGCGATTGGCCCACCAAAATCGGCAAGAATCGCTCTGTCTTTTGGCGCGGTTTCAGGTGGCAGCCAGGTCAATTGGACTCACTCACAAGCCGGCAAACCAACTCGGAATTTCCCATTCCAGCCCTAAAGCGAAGAGCTTCATCACGGTCGTTAAAAGCGAGATTCGCCAGCACGAACATTGCCAAGAACCCAAGTCCAAACAGCCCAGTCATGAATTTATAAGCGGCCATCAAACCACCTCCGCATTCGGCCAAATTGATCGGGCAACAGTCAGCGCGTCTTCGTCGTCATCCATCAGGATCATCGAGAACGGCGCACGGCCCGGTAACAACACTTTCCAGCAGCGCTTACTCATGCCCGGCCACCCCCAACCTTCTGCCGCAGGGCTGCCAGCGCAGCGCGGCCAACCTCCGGGGTGCGCGGGCCTGCCTGCTCAGGCAGCGCCGCCACCGGCATCGGGGCCAGCTCTTCGCCGCGCCCAAGCTTGTGGCACTGCTCCATGTACTTTTGCTCAAAGCGCTTCAGGCCAAGGGCGCGGTCAAGGCGCTGCAGGCTGTACCAACCAGCGGCCACCGATGCGTGATAGATCGCAGCATGCGACCACTTGCAATGGCCGGTTTGCGAAGGGTGTGTATTGCGCAGTGCTTGCTTGTAGGCGCTCTCGGCATCCGGCAGGCCAAATGCCTCCGGCGCAAAGCACCAGCCCACAAACACCCCCGGCGACGGCGCGAAAGCAGAAGGGTCTTTGGCAGCCAGGCGCACACCGTGCTGGATCTGCTCAATCTGGCGAATGCCCGAGCGCATAAACTCTGCCAGCCATTCCCGCTTGGCGTTGCGCAGCTCGGCATCAGTCGGCCAAGCCTGTTTCCACGCAGGGTAAAGCGCCTTCAAGCGGTCAAACAGATCGTTGATAACCTGCTTGGTCTGGTCATCGACTCGCACCGGTGCGCTTGGCTGCAAAGCTGTCTCAGCCTGCGGCTTGAGGTTGGCCACCACGTTGGCGGCGGATACTGGACCGGTCACAGGCGCACCCCCTGCCCTGCCCAGTCATCATCCCCATCGGCGCTGGCATGGGCGTTGACCGCATTGCGCACAGCCTGGTTCTTCACCCACTTCGCCAGCCGATGGCACCATCCGCCTTGGCTGTCGGCCATGTCGCGGTTAATCCAGAACGCCCTGAACTCATCCACCGCAGATTGGGTGATCAGGTTGGCTGCTACCCCGAGCAGGGTTGTTTGGGCCTTGAGGTTCAACTCATCCGGCTGCCAGTCGAGGTGCATTTCAAACCGATGGCGCGCTTCAACGGAAGCACCGGTAGGTGCTGTAGTAGTAGATGTAGATGAAGAAGAAGATGTAGACCCGTCACCTTGCCGTTGGCTTGGTGTTGCACCCTGCCCTTCACCTAAGCCCCCCTTTGGTGAAGGCTTTGGCGTCTTCTTTCTAGGCCCATCACCCTCACCAAAGCGGGTGGATTCACCCCGCACAGTGCGCACATATTCATCACGCACCATGCGCGGGCTAAACCACACCGGGCCTTGCTGGACGGGCACCAGCGCTACTGGCTCACCTTCTTTACGACCACTGCGCGGCGTGTAAACAAACGGCTCGCACTCGCCCTTCTCAACGCCGTACAACACACCCTTATCAACCAGCTCTTTTAAGGCCTTCAAAGGCGCACCCAAAGCCTGCGCAATTTCCTTCAAAGGCCACGACAAAACACCGTAATTATCGCTGTCATGCAGCAGGCCCAGCAGCTCAATCCAAACCCCGCGAGCCTCCCATGAGCAGCGGCGAAGCTTGGCGTTGTTGCGCCAGTCAGCCGGGTAAAACTGGAACGATGGACGCTTCACAGGCCACCCCCAACACGCTTCACCAGCTCAACAAAGCGCTCGGTGTACCAATGCGGCTGGGTCTCACGCGGGCAGCTTGGGCTGGTGAGGTTTTTACCGTACTGCAGGCCCATATCCGTGATCGACCAAAAGGCCACCTCAGCGCCATGGCTGTTCTTGCGGGTCAGGCGCTTGAGGTAACCGTGAGCCTTCAACACCTGGTTGAACGCACTGGCACTCAGCGTCACGCCATGCTCACGCAACAAAGCACTCAGCGCCTTGGTTGGCATAGAGCTGCCATCGGTAGAGCCTGGGGCAGCGTCCACCGCGTAGCCCGGCAGAAATCCAGCATCAAGGCCGTTCTGCTGGGCGATCTTCGACAGCATCATCATCTGGCTGGATGGCGCAGGCTTCAGCAGGCGCGTGAAGCACTCCAAAATGGCCATTTCACCCAGCAGCTTGCTTTGCAGAGGGGCAGCACCAGCAGCGGCATCAATCGCATTCAACCGAGCTACCACGCGACGGCGCACCGCCTTAGATTCGCGCATCGACACCAACATGCACTGATCGCGCGTGAGGTCGAAAATGGCCGACTCGGTTTTGTTCAAATTTTGCACTACCCTTTTTGTGTAGTGCTCGCCCTCAAGCTCATCCTCGATCTTCTCCGCAAACTTGTTGCGGCGGATCTCCGGTTCTCCGGCTTCGGCGCGGGCTGCATTGATAATCTCAAGCAGTTCGGCGCTGCTCATTGTGCGCGCCACGTTTTGCGCAATCGGCAAACGTGGCGCGGCAATGGCGGTATTGATTGAGCGGGTGGCTGTGTGCATAATCGACTCCGTGCATAGTTGTTGAAGAAGCCGGGCCGCAATCCCGGCTTTTTTGTGCCTGGGATTTAAGCGGCCTTGATCGCCGCCTCAAGCGTGGCCAGGCTGTCACGCGCACCGACCAGCTCACGCTTGATCAGCTGCTTCTCATGCTGCGAAACATGGCCATCCTCCAGCGCATCTGTAACCGAGCGGGTTACGTCAGCCACCTCGGCGGACATATGCAGCAGCGCTGTGGTGAGGTCTTTGGCCAACACGGCCTGCTTCTCCACCAGCGCATAACCGAACTCATTCAGCAGTGCCCCCAGCACCAGCCGGCGGGCTTCCTCCGGCAGATGGGTCAGCACTTGGCCGAACAGCTCCAGGCTCATCCGGTGGTTCTCACGGTTGGGGTTCGCGCAATCCAGCAGGCGGCTCTCGTTCACGCCCATACGCTTGGCCAGCGCGGTGCCGTTCTCGGCTTTAACCGCGCGGTGCAAGGTCCACTCAAAATCTTCCATTGCGAAACTCCGAATTTTCTCGCGTGGCGCTGGGTGGCCACCTGGGCGAATCTGTAGTCACTGGGTCAGGCAGCGCTCTTAGGCAGCTGCGATGGAAATGGACGCACTTCTTCCCCCTTCCAGGAGCCGTCCTCCTGTTCAGTCACGAAGACCTCACGGCCAACGCGCAGGGCTTTGCTCAGCGCGCCTTGCGACATGCCCAGCAAGGTGGCTGCCTGGACCTGGCCTTTCTCGGTTGCGAATTGATTAAGTGGGATGCGCCGCATGTGATGGGCTCCAGCTGCAAGTACACACACAGATTATATCCATGGGATATACATAAGCAAGCCCATTGGAGATAGATGCTTATAGCCTTTGGGAATACGATTCGCGAATGACGACAGACCGCCGCAAACTGAATCCACAAGAACTCGCTGAGTGCGCTGCGCTGAAGGCCGAGATAGCGGCGCACAACTCTAAAGCGCAGCCAGGCAAGAAGCTCACGCAAGAGTTTCTGGCTCAAGAACTAGGGATGACCCAGGGCAATCTCAGTAGCCACCTCAATGGCAAGCGCGCCATAAGCAAGGAAATGGCGGCGAAGGCTGCGCTGCTTTTAGGCATCCAAGTAGAAGCCTTTAGCCCGCGATTGAGCTCCGAAATTTCTCTTATGGCACAGGCTGTCTCCAGCCCTGCCGCAAACGCAGCACCAGCGCCAGACTTCAATATGGCCGCACTGCAACGCCTCAAAGGCAAAGCCACACCCCGCAGCTTGGCTGCTCTTGACCGCATAGAAAAGGCTGCCCAGCAAGGGCGACTCAAGGAAGCGGACCTCGTATTACTAGAAGGGATTGCTGCGCGCTTTGAAGAACTCAATACCAACCAGCCTTGAGCCCATAGGCAAAGCCAACGTCAGTACCTTGCTAGGCAGGATGGACGAAGGCCGCGACGGCGAAACCTACAAAGCCGAACTGTTGGACGGTGACGGAAAAACCGTCACTGGCTACGTTAAGCTTTCGCTAGACCCGCGCAAATTGATTGCCGAGTTGGCTACCGCCCAGGTTGGGCGGGCGCTTGGGCTGCGCATCCCAAGACCCTATGTAGCTGTGCTGGATACCGCCGACCTTCGCCCAGAGTTCGGCTCAGCCTTCGCCAATCGAGGGTCGATGGTCTGCTTTGCCAGTGAGCAAGCCGGCAAACGCAGCTACAGCCTGGAGCGCGGATTGCGCAAACCAAGCAAGGCACTCAAAGCGGCGCTTGAGAAACAGTTTGACCTGGGCAGCACCATCGCCCTAGATGAGCTGGTTGCTAATGATGACCGCAACCTAGGCAACGTAATTTTCGCGCCCGGCAAACAAGAGTTCTGGTTAATCGACCATGGCCGGGCGCTAACAGGGACCTATTGGGCTTTGTGGGGCCTCGATGACCCCTCCATTTCAGTGCGCAACCAACTGGCAGATGAAAGTGCGGGCGTTTGGGACCAGGCACAGCGAAAAGCCATCATCGACAAAGCCCGTGACCTTGTGAACAAATGCGCTACCTTGTGCCTAGATGACCTTGACCTCAACGGTTACTTCGCCAAAATTGACGCCACAACAGACCGTCAGGAAATCATCAACTTCCTGCGCCAGCGCATAAATCACACGGTGCACCTGCTATGCAATCGCCTACAAATGGGGCATCTGTCTTTGACGCAGCCCAAGCCTTCCTGAGCGAAGCCCCAGCCCAGCCATTGCTTAACGCCAGTTGGATGCCGGTGCTGCTTGAGCCAATCACTTTTTCTGGCGAGCGCATTACCATCGGTGTTGCTGTAGTGCCCGCTGATGACACCCCTCCAAGGGTTATCAGCACCCTGCTCCCAGAGCCACTGGAACAAGTTTTTGGTCAGTACGGCAAACACCTTTACAACCTGGCGGGCGGCGTCATCGCCGACCTGCAGGCGTTTCTCCTAACCGGTGGGAATCTGACCGCATGGGAGCCCCACATGCAGGGCGTTTTTGCCGGCAACATTGTGCCTACGCGCAACATCAACTTGGCGGCAATCATCAAGTCAGCACTGGCTAACTCTTCACTGTTCAGCGCCAAGGCTCATGACAGCGCCAACCAGGTAGATGCTGCCGAGCGTTCGCTGAACAAATTCCAGGAAGAGATCAAGAAGCTGGTAGTGAGCTCGCGCGAAGGCATGAAGGTACGCTTTAACCAGCGCATGGCCATTTACGGCGGGAAAACCAAAACCCCTATAACCTACGTGGGTACCAGCTTAGCCATCAACCTGGCGGCTCTCGACACAACCATGACCTCGCACTCACAGCAGCGTGATGCAGCGCACCGCAAAATCAACCAGCTGCTTGCCCTGCGTGACATCGTGATCGGCCACCGAAAAGACCATTTAATGGTCGGCCTATGGACGCCCAAACGCGAGCTCACAAAGCACCAAGAAGAACTATTCGACGCTTACACAACCGAACTGGAGTGGGCATCCAACAAGGCTGGAGTCGAGTATGTTCTTGCCGACGGCGGTGTTGATACCGCGATGGCAGCGAAGCCATTTGCTCAGAAAATACTGGCAGACGCCTGACTTAGACTAACCTCGCCTAAACCGCACAACCAAAGCCCCGCCATTGAGCGGGGCTTTCTTATCCAAGGCTGACCATCCTTCAGATCATCTAAGCAAGCCCGCCCAGCGCGGGCTTTTTCATGTCCACGCGAAATATTATTTCCATTGGAGTTGACGAATGTATATCCCCTGGATATATTCAATCCAGCGCCGGCCAACACCGGCCAGGCCGAAAGGCCGCCACTCTTTAACAACCAGCTGCAACACAAACCGCACGCCTCTACCGGCGACCGGCGTCAGACAGGTGAACGAGGAAAGCCTGCCAACGGTGCGAACGCACACGGCTGACGATGGATTACCACCCGAGCGAATGACCCGGAAAGCAGTGCGGCTGGAAAGTATCACTGAGCAGCCTTGGCGACAGGGCTGCTTGGGATGACAACCGGAGGGAATCAGCATGTTTGAAAGCATCCAACACATAACCAGCGGGCCTGGCATGAGCATTGCCCGCTACTCCGATGGCGAAGTAACGGGCGGAGTTGCCTTTAGCAGCGACGAGAAGGCAACGCGAGTCTTCAGCCATATAGGGCCGCTCGAAGCGAGCCTTGAGTGCGTGGCCGCTCATTGGGTCGGCTATCGCGGCCGCTACAAAGCGCGGATCGAAGAACAGGTGCAGTCATACGCCTAAATAATCCCGAAACACGACCGGGACGCCGCCGGGCAACGCATGAAGCAGCGCCCGGTAATAAGCAGGTTTGCCGCCTGGGCATAAGGCACCGATCACCTGCATGCAGGGCGTATCGGGGTGTGATCTTCGGCGTGGAAAGCAGACACGCACAGCGACGGATAGGTGCTGACCTGAATAACCACCTGCAATACCTGCCGCTTGAACGACGCTCGGTATGCCAGCAGGGGCTATAGCCGAGACGGGAGAGAAAGGCTTTGTCGGCCTGATGAGGATAGCTGGAGTAGCGACCAGCAAGATCACACCCCGATGCGCAATATCGCGCATCACAACCAGTTGAACGCTTTGCCGCGATCACTGGGCAAGAAGGTAGCAACACCACCGGATCAGGGGACGCAGGAGCGGAACCGCCAGGGCCCACTACACCCGAAGATCAGCCGGATGGCGTAAGCCGGCAACAACCCTTCCCCCGTACCCATAAGCAGCCAACCCAGCACGCAGCCTTGCGGAAGTCTGGCGCGTTGGTGCGGCTGACTTATGGGTATGACCAACCGAGGTGCCACACCATGAACGCAATCCAGCAAGCCAAAGCCAGTATCCAGCACCTTGCCGCCATGATGCGCGGCACAGCAGAAGCCCGCGCAACCTTCGAAGCCAAGCGCCTGCCACCGCCACGCGCCACCACCGTATACATCAACGGTAAAGGCATGGTGCAGGTGCTGGATGCCGACACCGGGCGCTGTCTCGGCTTCCGTCGCACGCACAAAGAAGCGGCCTGGCTGCAGCAGGCGCTTGAAAACGGCACCCACACCCAGGAACACGCCTGACCGGAGGCCAGCATGATCAGTACCCCGCATTTTCAGAGCCACGCGCAGCAGCAAGCCATGCTCGGCTGTGCAGCTAAGCTAGATCCGGCCAAGCACCCGCGGCGCTATGCCCAGCTTCAGGCCCGCCAGCGCCTCAACAAAGAGGTGCGCTGGCTGGACCAAGAGAACTCGCTGCCCGGCATCCTTTATGCCCGAGAGCGGCTCAATCAGATGCGCCTTGAGCGCCGCGCAAAGCAGGCTGAACAGATCAAGCCACTGGCGGCCACAGGCGAAACTATCATCGGCATGGCGCGCGCCATCGGCAGCACGCCACGCACCATCCTGAGCCTGCTGGATGAGTTCAAGATCACACGCGGCCCCAAGATGAACTTGGAGGCGTGATGGCCAAGAACACGCAGGAGCGCTCAAAGAAGTCCGCTGAAAAAGCTGCAAAGGCTGGCGAGGAAGAACTGCGCCACAAAGTGCGACCTGGCATCCGCGCCATGCTCGCCGACCTCATGCGCTGGCACGGCATCACGGTCATATCCGAAGCAATCCAGAACATGATCATCAACCTGCATGCCCTCGGGCCGGAAGGCTCAGCCCATGCACTGAAAAGCCCGCGCCACACTTTCGAGATAAGCGAAAACGTGGCGCGGCAATTCCACAACGAAAGCCTGCGAGAACTACGCGCAGATCCGGGCGACGAGAACACCGCCCACATCAAGTAACCCACCCAAGCCCAGCGCCAGCAGCGCAACGGGCTGCTATTGCCTGGAGAAAGCTATGGGCTATCAAGAATTTATTGCACGCAAGCTTGAGACGGTTGCGCCATCTGGCCTATCTGATCCATTCACGCTGCCTGGCTCACTATTCCCCATGCAGCGAGACTTGGTTGCCTGGGCATTGCGCCGCGGGCGCGCGGCTATCTTTGCCGACACCGGGCTTGGCAAAAGCCGTATGCAGATTGCCTGGGCTGATGAGGTAGTACGCCGCACTGGCGGCTCGGTGATGATCCTGGCTCCGCTGGCGGTGGCGGCGCAGACGGTCGGCGAAGGCAACAGTATCGGTATCAGTATCACGCATTGCCGAGAGGCAGATGATCTGCGGCCCGGCATCAACATCACCAACTATGACCGCATCCATAAATTCGATTGCTCGCAATTCGCGGGCGTTGTGCTGGACGAGTCGAGCTGCATCAAACACCACACATCAAGGACGTTTGATCAGCTTGTCATGGCTTTTGCGAACACCCCATACAGGCTCTGCGCAACTGCTACCCCAGCGCCGAACGACTGGACCGAGCTCGGTACCCATGCTGAGTTCATGGGCGTTTGCACTCGGGCCGAAATGCTCGCCGAGTTCTTCGTACATGACGGTGGCGACACACAGACGTGGCGACTTAAAGGGCACGCCAGGCATTTGTTTTGGCGCTGGGTCAGCCAGTGGGGCGCATGCGTGCGCAAGCCATCCGACCTTGGCTACGACGACAGCGCATATCTGCTGCCACCGCTGGTGGAGACAGAGCACATGGTCGAAGTTGACCAGGGAAACCTAGTCAGTGAAGGCATGCTGTTTGCCCTTGAGGCCAGCAGCCTGATGGAGCGCCGGGCCGCACGCAAAGAGAGCATGGATGCGCGGGTCAAGGCGTGCGCCGATCTAGTCAACGCCAACGACGAGCCGTGGATTATATGGGGCGAATACAACGCCGAAACCGAGGCGCTTGTCAGGCTTATCGATGGGGCTGTCGAGATTGCCGGATCACATACATCTGAGCAGAAGGAGCAGCGCCTGGGCGACTTTGCAGCCGGCCGCATCCGCGTCCTGGTCACCAAGCCAAGTATTGCGGGGTGGGGGCTTAACTGGCAGCACTGCGCTCGCATGGCCTTCGTCGGCGTATCTGACTCGTTCGAGGCGTACTACCAGGCAGTTCGCCGCTGCTATCGATTCGGCCAGAAGCGCGAGGTTCACGTGCACCTGTTCAGCTCGCAGCTTGAGGGCGCAGTACTCGCCAACCTTCGCCGCAAACAGCATGACGCCGTAGCAATGGGCGAGGCCCTGGCAGCCGAAACATCGGCGGCGGTAAGAACCGCGATAGGCGGCACAAAACGACAATCCAATTCACACAACGCTGCGCGCACGGTCAAGGCACCCGCGTGGCTCAGGAGTGACGCAGCATGAATTGCATCAGCCAGGTTGATCGGCCAGACAGCACATTGTTTAACGGAGACTGCGTAGAAGTGATCGCTGGGCTTCCTGATCGCAGCGTCGATTACGCGATATTCTCGCCACCGTTCTCCAGCCTTTACACCTACAGCAATAGCCCGCGTGATATGGGCAACAGCCGTACGGACGCCGAATTCTTCGAGCACTTCGATCATCTGGTAAAAGAACTGGCGCGCGTAATCAAACCGGGACACAACGTCAGCTTCCATTGCATGCAGCTGCCGACCAGCAAAGAGCGCGACGGCTATATCGGCCTGAAAGACTTCCGTGGCGCGCTGATAAAGGCATTCGAGAGCCACGGGTTTATCTATGCGTCCGAGGTAACGATCTGGAAAGACCCGGTCACCGCCATGCAGCGCACTAAGGCGCTAGGCCTACTGCATAAAACCATTCGCAGTAACGCCACCATGAGCCGCCAAGGCATCGCCGACTACCTGGTGACCATGCGCACGCCAGGCGAGGTCGAGGACAAGGTTGCGCACGACGATTTGCCGGTTGATGAGTGGCAGAAGCTGGCCAGCCCAGTCTGGATGGATATCAACCCCAACGACACTCTGCAATTTCGAAGCGCTCGCGAACACGACGACGAGCGCCACATCTGCCCGCTACAGCTGGACGTTATTCGGCGGGGAATCCGGCTGTGGACCAAAGCCGGAGACGTGGTGCTGACGCCATTCCTGGGCATCGGAAGTGAAGCTTTCTGCGCCGTGGAAATGGGCCGCAAGGCTATCGGGATCGAGCTGAAAAAGAGCTACTTCGATCAGGCAGTGAAAAACATCGATGCCCTTGCAGCTCAGTGCGACATGTTTGCCACCGCATGACCCACCACCCCAAGCGCAGCCGCTGCCAATCCTGCACCAAGCGCCTGGACAACTGCAGCGACCTTCCCTTCCACACCATGCCAGTGCACCGGCAGGACGGAACAGACGTGGTGGTCATCTGCACACAGTTCGTGCCAGCAGCTGGCGAGCGCGGCAAGCCGTTTCTCAATCCGAGGCGCGGCCGCCGGCTGTAACCACCCTACCCGCCCACTCCCTGCCTGATGCTCGGGCGGGAGGGTGGTGGCGGGATTATAGCGGCTTGTCCTTCTTGAGTCGGAACAAGAACTGACCGTTCAGACGAGAAGCAACGCCGTCTTCAATGAAGCCGAAAAGGTCGCCGCCCATTCCATAGACCTCGTTGCCGTCGACTCTGTACTCCCAAGTTCCCGGGCCTGTGCCGTATGACAAGTAACCGTCTTTTAGTTGGCCTAAGCGAGGCCCATCCGGCCCTTCGCCATAGACCACGTACCTTCCTTCGCCGTAATCGATATCCATACCTGCCTCCTTGTACCGGCCCCATGCCGGGCCTGAACAAATACCCCACTTCAACCTTTCACGCCACTGGCGAGGGATAACCATGCCTAAAGCAATCACTACATGCGCGTTAACTGCTCGCCAGCCTGCCGTCATCTGGCAACCCTATATCGAAGGGAATGGCCCGGGCGAGCCGGCGTTACTTGTTCATGCCGACGCCATCGGCCTGCTTGTTATCTCGCAAGAGGGGCGCGAGGTGCTTATCCAGCCCGAAGTTCTGCCGGCACTGATCAAGCAATTGAAGCGCCTGGCCGCTGAGCATCCACGCCAATGACCCCGACCTTCTGCCGCACCACCCGCCTACCTGTAGCCAAGTGCGGCTGCCTTCGCTGCACGCCCATCACGCCGGAGTAATCCACCATGCGCCGCATCTACCTGGCCGGGCCCTGCACCGGCATCCCCGATTACAACTACCCAGCCTTCCACGCAGAAGCAGCAAGGCTGCGGGCGCTTGGTTATCACGTCGAGAACCCGGCCGAGAACCAGGCGCCAGAGTGCGGCACCTGGGAGGCATATCTGCGCATCGCTCTGCGCCAGATGCTCACCTGCGAAGTCGTTGCCCTGCTGCCTGGCTGGATTGATAGCCGCGGCGCAACGCTTAAGCGCTACACGGCGCAGCAGGTTGGCATCGCCATCGTCAACGCATCAGCCATTCAGGAGGCATTGCAATGTCAGGCTGCATGACCGACAGCGCCCAGGTGCAGCGCATCAACGCCCAGCTTGAACGCTGGCTGCACAAACCCAGCGGCCGGCGAGGCTGCGTGATCTTCGAAGTAGCCGGCACCTGCGAATTGCAGGGCATAGACGGCCGCAGCTTCTACGCCAAGCGAGAAGACCTCAACAACACCGAAACATGGGAGCGCCTGCCATGAGCGAACAAACAGCAAACCTATGCACCACTGATGCGGCTGAGTCGCTGCGGGCAGTTGTGGCTGAGCGGGATCGGGAGATTGAACGGCTGAAAGAAGGCCAGAGCATCCTGATCCTTGCGCGTGACGAACAGAAGCGCTTGGCCAATGAATACCGGGATCTGTGGTCACGCGCCGCCCTGAAAGCCCAGCCGAGCGGGGTGGTGCATCATAATCTGATAGAGGCGCTCAAGTTCTACGCGAACGGTGATCACTTGCTGTTGGCTGATCCTGACGCCTGGGACACATGCAGCGGCGAGCCGATCAATTTCTTGCACGACGATGCGGGCACGGCAAGCGTTGAAGACGGTTCGATTGCCAAGGCCGCGCTGGATAGCCTCAACTCATCACCTGTCAGCGCTGGCGATGATGCAGAGCAAGCTGCATTCGAAGATTGGCTCGTTCGAGTATGCCCAAGCGGCGACGCTGATAGCGTGCATGCGCAATGGCTGGAAAGCTCTGACTATGAAGACTTTTGCGATCAAGCGTATGACATTGAGGCAGAGCGCTTGACCGCCGAAGCACTTGGCACTGGGGCGGGCATCAACCCTAACGCCACCTCGATTGACGATATTTTCCTCACCGAAAGCGCTGGCGGGGTGGATGAGCGTGAGTAGCGCCATAAAGTCCGAGCTGGACTACTGCCTGGATATCGCCGGGCGCGTCAGATACGAAGACGGCGCGCTGTTTTGGGTAAAGACATGCCAGCACAGAAACATCGGCAAGGTTGTTGGTCGGCCAGACCGGGACGGCTACATGCGCATACACCCGGTCAAGGGCCGAATGATCGCTTGCCACCGCCTGATCTACTTCATGTTTCACGGATGGCTTCCGGAGATTGTCGATCACATCGACGGCAATCCACGGAACAACCGCATCGAAAACCTGCGAGCTGCTGACGCCTGCAAGAACACTCAAAACTGCAAGACGCCAGAGACAAACACAAGCGGCGTTAAGGGCGTGTATTTCCACTCAGGCCTCGGCAAGTGGACAGCAAGCATACGGGTCAATAAGCGGCTAACTCACCTCGGCACATTCGGGAACATTCTCGACGCTGCCTGCGCAAGGAAGTCAGCCGAAATAAAGCACTACGGAGAATTTTCCAGATGAATATTGAATCAGAACGGGCGGCGTTTGAGGCGTGGTATCTCGGCCACTTCTACATGGGCGATAAGCAGTGCGAACTGGAATGGCTTTCAACTGAGCCATGCGGCGGCTACCGGCACCAGCACCCGGCAGAGCAGTGGGTCGTATGGCAAGCCCGCGCCGCCCTCTCAGCGCCAGGCCATGGTGAGCAGGTGCGGGAGGTGGAGTGGCATGTGGATGATAGTGATAAGGAGGTATGGAAATGAGCGGCAGTCACTTTAACTACGATCAATACAAGGTCAGCCAGATTGCTGACCAGATTGACGACTTGATATTTCACAACGGCTCGCAAGAGCGCGACAGTTACGGCGAGCTGCGCTATCAAGAATATCCGCCAAGTATTGTAGAGGCGTTCAAGGCCGCTGCGAACAAGCTGCGCGAGGCCTATGTATACGCCAAGCGGGTTGACTGGCTTGTGTCTGGTGATGATGGCGAAGATAGCTTTAGACGCAGACTTGCCATGGACTTGAAAGGATTAAAGCCATACCAGCTGGACGCCGCCCCATCAGCAGGCAGTCATAAGGAGCAAAAGTGATGGGCATATCTACGAGGACAGTAACCGAGATCAGCTGCGACTTGTGCGGCAGCGAATGTAGCGCGTCCGATGGCGTGATCGACATTCAGGTCAACAGTGGCGACGGGCGTGATGTTGGTCCCGCAACTTTGACAGCCGCATTCAGGCTCGACCAGCCGTATGGCGTGCAAGGCGGGATTATCTGCGGGGAATGCAAGTTCAAGTGGCTTGGCATTTACCTTGAGCGCAACCAGCAGCGGAGTAGCTAACGATGAGCATGCACAAAATACCGCTGACACCGATTGAAGAATCAGGTCTTCGCGCGCACGGTCTGGACATTGGAAAGCCAAGCCAGTTGTCTGACGCATTCCGCCAGGGCGTGCGATATGCCAGCACCCAACTGCCCAGCCAAGGGGGCGAGGCTGTTGAGGTGGTGGCGTGGCGACACTGGGGCGATAAGACCAGATTGCTGTGCGATCTAGGAAAGCAACGCGCCATACCCGGCACCATCGCGGACGAGTTTACTGTACCGCTTATGACCGTCGCCCAACACCAGCGCATTCTGGCTGCGGGCGTGGGCATTGCTGAGCCTGTCGCCATGAAGACTCACGGCGCATGGGATGGCCTGGACGACCTAAAAGACTTACCGGATGGCACCAAGCTCTACACCCACCCAGCCGACCAAGTGGCAGAGGGTGTGGTTGTGCCAATAAAGCTGCTGAAGATTATCGAGCAGAGCTGGCGCATTCCGAACGGTTGTCCGAAGTCAGTATCGGAAGAAGTCGGCGAAATTATCGGCAACGGCCTGGCCGAACTCCGCGCCCTGCTGAATGGTGGCCGGTCATGAGCGGCGTGAAGCGGTATGACGTGCTTGGGGATTGTGACGGCGGTTATCTCGATGAAGCCAAAGAAGGCCGGGCGGTGCTTTATACCGACTACGCCGCGCTTGAGACTGAGCTGAAGAAGGTCAAGGCTGACCGATCTGCATGCTGGGCAGAGTTCAATGTTTTGACCAAATCGTGCCTTGATGCTGAGTGTGAGCGCGACGTGGCGATGGCTGAGTGTGAGCGATTGACGGCGATGCTGCATCGCGCAAGCAAAGCCGAAAGCAGACCTGAGTTTATGCAGATCATCGCCGAAGCCCTGAGCGCCAAGCCATGATCCTGCGCCCGCTTGAAGGCAAAACCGGCACAGGCCCAATCGACAACCTGGCCATGCACGAAACCCAGCTTGAGTGCCCGCAGTGTGGCGCGCTTGAGGTCTGGCATATCCCAGCGCAATCCGGCACCTGCCATGGTGGCGACTTCCACAATAGATGTATCGAGCACTACTGGTGCGAGTCGTGCGAAGCAGCGCTGACTGACAAATAACCCCGATCAAACCCCAATCAACTGTGCCGGCTTGAGCCGGTGGAGAGGTATTGCTGTGTCTCACATATACGATTCACACACCGCGCCAGGGCACGGACGATGGCGAACATGCAGAAATTGCGGAACAGCCGTACACGGCGGCAGCTACTGGCTTGCAGGTTACAAAAGCAAGACCGAACCGCCCTGCGAATACTCGCCAATCAATGCGGATTGGAAGGCCCAGGCCACACGAGTCCCGCTGGAAGAAATGCCATAACCCCCTTCCCACCCTCCCCGGCATAGGGGTAGAGAGGTATCCAATGAGTCTTGCAACCCTTGAAGAGTGGGCGGCCGAGAACTTCAAAACGCCGCCCAGCACCAACACCCTGCGCAAGTGGGCCCGCGAGGGCTCAATCCAGCCTGCGCCAGTCAAGCATGGCCGCAGCTATTATGTTGAGCTGGATGCCAAGTACAAAGAACCCGAGAAGCCTCAGCCAATCCCCCGAGGCTCAAGCCTTATCAGCCGAATAGAGGCCGCCCGCCATGTCTCCCAGGCCGCGTAATGAAGGCAGCAAAGACCTTGCTGGCCTGAACCTGTACCGCAAGCTGGATAAGCGCAACGGGAAAACCTACTACACGTACCGCGACCCAGTGTCGGGCCGCTGCTTTGGGCTCGGCACGGACAAGGAGACCGCTATCCGTGAGGCGGTCGCGGCCAATCACGCGCTGAACACTAAGCCGCCGGCATTGGCTGATCGGCTAGCGGCGAAGTCCGCCGCGCCAAGCCGCCTGTTTTCTGCATGGTTGGACGAGTACCGGGGGCTTTACCAGGAGCGCGGCCTGGCGCCAGCCAGCATCGAGACCATGCGCATGCGGATCAACCGGATTGATGCAGTGTTTGGGAGTATGGATATCCGGCAGATCACCACCATGGACGTAGCCAGCTACCTGGGAGACATGGCCAAGGCCGGCAAGGCGCAGATGTCCAGGGCCATGCGTTCGCTGCTGCGGGATGTATTCATGGAGGCGGTGGCGGCAGGATGGGCAACCACCAATCCGGTGGAAGTCACCAAGGCTGCGAGGGTCAAGATCAAACGGCAGCGCCTGACCCTGGAGATTTGGAAGGCGACATATGCGGAGGCCAAGCAGGCGTGGCTGAAGAGGGCCATGGAACTGGCTGTACTGACTGGGCAGCGACGGGAGGATATTGCCGGCATGCTGTTCAAGGATGAGCACGACGGTTTCTTGCATGTGGTTCAATCGAAGACCGGGGCGCGACTGCGGATCAGCACCGGACTGCGGCTAGAGGCTTTAGGCCTAGAGCTTGGCAGCGTGATCAAAAGCTGCCGGGATCGGGTGGTGTCACAAAACCTTATCCATCACGCGCGCACAATTAGCCTCGCGAAGGCTGGGCAGCGGGTTGTGCTGGATACCATCAGCAAGGAGTTTGCCGCAGCACGCGACCGAGCAGCCGCAAAGCTTGGGATCGACTTCGGCGACCACCCACCCACCTTCCATGAGATGCGATCACTAGCGGCCCGCCTGCATGCCGCCGAGGGCCGCGACCCTCAGTCACTGCTTGGCCACCGGCACGCGAAGATGACCGATCTTTACCGAGACAGTCGTGGGGCCGAATGGATCGACGTGGCATAA